CCAGCCCAGCAACCTCGCCCCTCGCCGGCCCCCAAACGCCCTCTATCTAAGGAGCAACTATGGGTAAAAGGGCCTCAACCCCCTCGAAACCCGCTCGAACTGTGGAGCAACGCGAGGCGCAGATGATCAATCTGGCCCTTGAGCTTGCTGAGAAGCAACTTCGAGAGGGTACAGCACCGGCAACAACGGTGAACCACTACCTCAAGCTCGCCTCCACAAGAGAACAGCTCGAGGTAGAGAAGCTGAGAAACGAAACTGCACTCCTCGAAGCAAAGAAGACGGCACTAGTCAGTGCTGAGCAAGCTGAGAAGATTGCCAAAGAAGCGATCGAAGCCTTCCGAACATACTCTGGAGCGGGAGATGTTACGGACGTACTCTGATTTGGTCCGACTGCCAACGTTTGAAGAACGATTCGACTATCTATCACTCGATGGGCAGATCGGAACAGCCACGTTTGGCTTCGATAGATACCTGAACCAAAGATTCTACTCCTCAACCGAGTGGAAGAAGGTCAGGAACTTTGTTCTGGCTCGGGATGAAGCCTGTGATCTCGGAATCGAGGGCTTGGACATCAAGTACATGCCGCTGATTCACCACATGAACCCAATCCAGCCCAAAGATCTCGAGGAATTCAATCCAGACATCCTTGAGCCAGAGTTTCTCATCACGACAACCAAGAACACCCACAACGCGATACACTTCGGAGACCGATCGAGGTTGACACCACGAGTTGTTGAGCGTCGACCGAATGATCAAGCTCCCTGGAGGATCTAATGGGAACGATTCTTGAAGACGTAAAGAAGGCGCTCGGCATCGTTCCGGGATATGACGCCTTCGATGATCAGATCCTGATGTACATCAACTCTGCACGGATGGATCTCGCACAATTGGGGCCAAAATGCCTCGGGATCATTGAGAAGGATTCTCAGTGGTCTGTCTTTCCGGACATTCAGGATGAAGCGGCTATCAAGTCGTACATCTCACTCAAGGTCCGGCTCATGTTCGACCCGCCAGGAAACTCCTTCTTGGTCACGGCATACCAGAAGCTGATCGAGGAGGCAGCATGGAGACTGATCTACCAGACGGAGGGGAAGTCCTAGCCCATCATGGCGTAAAAGGCATGCGTTGGGGAGTCATCACCAAGAAGGCTTCCGCCGGACGCAAGGCCACTGCTAAAGCTCTTCGAAAGGCTGGACGTGGAACCGTCAAGACCGTCTCGGGAACAGTCAGCGCCACAAAGCGCGGAGTCAAGACCGTCCAGAAGGCCCACGAACGCCATCAGGAACGAGTCATCCGTCGGACCCAACGCAAGGCCGAGATCAAGGCTCGAAAGAAGTTCGCCAAGAAGGGCTACCGAAAGCTCAGCGACACCGAGCTTCAGTCCAGAATTAAGAGGCTGGAGCAAGAGAAACGCTATCGGGAGCTCAAGGCCGATCGCCACCTGGTTCGAGGTCGTGAGGTCACTCGACAGATCCTCGAAGGGTCTCTCACTAAGGCCGGGACGTACGCCGGAAACAAGCTGATGCGTTCAGCCTTCGACAGTGCTTTCGAGCAAGCCACCGGACAGAAGCCCGGTAAGGAAGGCGGTATCGCCGACAAGGTGAAGAAGGCCGCAGAGAAGGCTAAAGAGGGCGCTGAGGAGGCAATGGCCGCTGCGAACGAGGTTTCTACCCAGTCGAGGTCCGAAGCCAAGGCATTGATTGATAATACTCGAACCAAGAAGGTCAAAACTCCTAAACAGATCGAGAAGCCCAAGTCGTACAAGCAGACTAAGCCCTCGCCAAAGAAGAAGCGGCGGCCTCGTAACCCGGGGAGTCCGCTGAAGTAATGCTCTCGAACACCGCAGTACCAAAATACTACGGACAGTTCCGGGATGCAGTCATCCGAGGCGAGATTCCAGTATGTGAAGAGATCTCATGCGAGATGAATCGGATTGATGCGCTTGTCGCCAATCCAGAATACTACTACGATGACCAAGCCGTAGAAGGATTCATCGCATACTGCGAGAACGAGCTTACGCTGTCCGACGGGGCCGACCTCCATCTGCTAGACAGCTTCAAGCTCTGGGCCGAACAGCTACTTGGCTGGTACTACTTCGAGGATCGTCAGGTCTTCGTCCCATACGAGGACGGAGTCGGCGGGCGATACGAGACAAAAACAGTAAAGAAGCGCCTCACGATCAAGCAGTATCTGATCGTTGCTCGTGGAGCAGCGAAGTCGATGTACATGTCTCTCATCCAGAACTACTTCATGGTGATTGACACTACTACGACGCATCAGATCGCTACGGCTCCGACCATGAAGCAGGCAGAAGAGGTGATGGGTCCATTCCGGACCGCAATCACTCGAGCCCGAGGTCCGCTGTACAAGTTCCTCACCGAGGGATCCCTTCAAAATACAACTGGCGCGAGGGCTAACCGCCAAAAGTTGGTTGCTACGAAGAAGGGCGTTGAAAACTTCCTGACGGGCTCCCTGCTTGAAGTCCGCCCCATGTCTATCGATAAGCTCCAGGGCCTGCGCCCGAAGGTTTGCACAGTTGATGAATGGCTCTCGGGAGACATTCGAGAAGACGTGGTTGGTGCACTCGAGCAGGGAGCCTCGAAGGTTGACGATCCGGTAATTCTAGCCGTCTCCTCCGAGGGAACCATCCGCAATGCGGTAGGCGACACCATGAAGATGGAGTTGCTCAAAATCCTGAAGGGCGAATACGTCGCCCCACACATCTCAATCTTCTACTACAGACTTGACGACATCAAGGAAGTAGCAGATCCTGCTATGTGGGTGAAAGCCCAACCGAACATTGGTATCACTGTGTCCTATGATCGGTACCAGCAGGACGTCGAGCGAATGGAACAAGCACCTGCTGCTCGAAACGACATCCTCGCTAAGAGGTTCGGAATCCCTATGGAAGGGTACACCTACTTCTTCACCTACGAGGAGACAATCCCGCACAGGAAGAACACGTGCTGGATTATGCTGTGCGCTATGGGCGCCGTCTTGTCCCAGGGTGATGTTTTCTGTGCGTTCCCCTTCCTGTTCCCACTCCGAAACCAAGCGTTCGGAGTTAAGACACTGGCATACATCTCCGAGTTGACTCTCATGAAGTTGCCCGGAGCACTACGACAGAAGTACGACCAGTTCATACAAGAAGGAACTCTCCGAGTAATGGAGGGAACTGTCTTGGATATGATGGAAGTGTACGAGGATCTGGACCAACACATCGAGGACCAGAAGTACGATGTCTCGGCGTTCGGGTTCGACCCATACAACGCCAAGGAGTTCGTGACTCGGTGGGAACAGGAGAACGGACCGTATGGTATTGAGAAGGTGATCCAGGGAGCCAGAACCGAATCGGTCCCCCTCGGCGAGCTCAAGAAGCTTGCTGCAGAACGCCTTCTCATCTTTGACCAGGAACTCATGTCGTTCACCATGGGAAACTGCGTAACTCTCGAGGATACCAACGGAAACCGGAAGCTGCTGAAGAAACGCTCGGAAGAGAAGATCGACTCGGTGGCTGCTCTGATGGATGCCTTCGTGGCATACAAGATCAACAAGGAGGCATTCGAATGAGCGAGGAGGTGAAATGGGTCTTAGTGATCGATTGAGCCACGCCTGGAATGCATTTACAAGGTCTCCGGACAAGAAGAACTTCACACCGGAATACGGATCGTGGACCTTCGGAAATCCGAACCTGAACTACCGTCCTGTCGTCGGTGATCAGACTATAGTCACTAGCATCTACAACCAGATCGCTATTGATGTCTCAAATGTTCCGATCCGCCACGTCAAGACCGATGAGAATGGTAATCTCAAGAGCTACTACCGCAGCTATCTCGACGACTGTCTTTCTCTCAGCGCTAACATTGACCAGACGGGACAGGGATTCTTCCAGGATCTCGTCCTCACCCTGTTCGAGGAAGGTGCTGTGGCTATCGTCCCTGTCGATACGGATGTAAGTCCGGATATGACTCAGGGATATGATGTCAAGTCGATGCGTGTTGGTACTATCCTCAACTGGTACCCACGGCACGTCCGGGTGGAAGTATACAACGACCAAACCGGACAGCGGGAACAGCTCACTCTTGAGAAGGACTTCGTGGCTGTTGTGCAGAATCCTCTGTACAGCGTTATGAATGCTCCGAATTCTACGCTTCAGAGACTCACTCAGAAGCTGCATCTTCTCGATGCGATCGATAAGCAGTCTGGATCTGGAAAGCTGGACATTATCATTCAGCTTCCCTACGTGGTCAAGACTGAGTTGAAGAAGCAGCAGGCGGAAGCCAGGCGAAAGGCGATTGAGGAGCAGCTCGCGGGCTCTCAGTACGGTATCGCTTACACCGATGGTGCTGAGCGAATCACCCAGCTGAACCGACCTTCCGAGAACAACCTCATGAGTCAGATCCAGTGGCTCACGACGCAGCTGTATAACCAGCTCGGAATGACGGAAGACGTCTTCACCGGCAAGGCTGATGCTCGTCAGATGCTGAACTACCAGAACCGAACAGTTCGCCCAGTTCTGAAGGCGATCACTGATGCCCTCACCCGGACATTCCTCACGAAGACTGCCCGAACGCAGAAGCAGCGGATCATGGCGATCGAGGATCCGTTCCTCAACGTCCCGCTCGAGGAGATGTCCACGCTGGTCGACTCCGTCAAGCGTAATGAGATCGGCACAGCCAATGAGCTTCGTCCGAAGTTCGGCTGGCCTCAGTCTGATGAAGAGACGGCAGACCAGTTGGTGAACTCCAACATCAACCCGGCAACCGAGATGGAACCGACGGCCGAAGAGCCACTCGACGAAGTCCAAGCTGCCGACGTACCAATTTCCGAACTGATGGAGAGTAGTCAAAATGGCAGTTAAATGTGACTTCTCCGGCTACGCCACCAAGAATGATGTTCGGTGCTCGGATAACAAGATCATCCGACATGGCGCATTTGCGGCGTATGACGGGAAGACCGTACCTCTGGTCTGGCAGCACAAGCACGGGGATGTTGAGAACGTCCTTGGGCATGCCGACCTTGAGGTTCGTGAGGATGGGGTTTACGCCTACGCCCATCTGAACAACACCGACCGTGGGCGGACTGCTCGAGAGATGGTCCGAAACGGTGACGTAAAGGCGATGAGCATCTACGCCACCCACGTTCGCGCTAAGGGCAATGATGTTGTCCACGGCGAGCTCGTTGAGGTGAGTCTGGTGCTCCGCGGCGCCAACCCTGGCGCCCTCATTGACCAAGTCTCCATCGAGCATGGGGATGACGGGGAGGAGATTGCAGCTGTGATCTACACGGATGAGGATCTCGACTTCGTCTCTCACGGCGATGAGGATGAGGACTTCGAGGTGGAGGAGCCGGAAGAAATCGAGATTAACCAGAACGACCTGAAGATTGATGTGTACCGTTCTTCAGGCCCCGGTGGTCAGTCGGT